GTCAGTGCCTCTGAGCGCGGGGGCGGCTGCTGTGCCGTCAACATCAGAAAGGCCGTTTGTGCCGTCTAAAATTAAGCTCATAAAACCACCCATCTTGAACCCGAAGGTACTGTTACTGTTACCCCACCTGACACGCTCATTGGCCCTGCGCTCATGGCGCTGCTTCCGCTTGGGATGCTGTAGCTTGTTGCCACGGTATTGGAATTGACTACCAAGCCGTTGGAGGCCACTAACGCAGTGGCTTGCAATTCGCCAGTGCTTGGCTTGTACAAGTACTTAGGGTCGCTGGTGTAGATTGTTGTTGGCGTTCCGCTAGTGACCGCAGCAAAAAGAGGGTAGAGATTGCTCGCCGTGGTGGTGTCGTTGCTGATTGTTGCGCCAGCCGTTCCGTTGGATGCCGCAGTGATCAGACCCTTGGCATTGACCGTGATGTTTGCCGCAGTGAACGATCCCACATTGGAGTTAACAGTCGCCAGTGTGCCAGCAGCAGTGACATTGGTTGATCCATCAAAAGAGGGGCTGGTGTAGGTCAGATCACCTGTAACGGCAATCGTGCGGCCTGTAGTTAGGGTGGCTGCGCTGCCGGTGGTGCTTTGGTTTAGCGTAGGGATGTCAGCCGCAACAACAGCGCGGAATGTCGGTACACCAGCAGACCCGTTAGGTGCAGCCAAAACAAAGTTGGCCGTTTTGCTAGCGTAAGGGTTGAGCGTGTCGCCGTAGCCAGAGGCCAAGCTGATTGCAGGGGTTGTACCTCCGCTTGACGCAACAGGTGATGTTCCGGTGACTGAGGTAACAGTGCCTACAAACTGGTCAGCAGATGAAATCGTAAAGTTAGGGTAAGTACCAGTGATCGTGGTTGTGCCGCCTTGGGTCAAGGCAACAGTCTGATCCGGTGCTGTATTGGTGATGGTTAACGTGCCAGAAGTTGTGATCGGGCTACCCGAAACACTGATGCCCGTGCCACCCGTAGCCGCCACACTGGTGACTGTTCCAGACCCACCGCTTGCGTTAATTGTCTGATTAGGCCAACTGCCTGTGATCGAGGTGATGTTTGTTCCAGCTACCAAGCTAGGGGTTGCTGTACCTGTACCACCACTAGCCACCGCAAGAGTCCCGCCCAAGGTAATCGTGCCGGTTGTGGTGATTGGCCCACCGCTTGTTGTTAGACCGGTAGTGCCGCCCGATACAGCGACACTTGTCACTGTTCCTGTTCCAGCGCTGACATTGACGGTGACATCATCACCAGAGGCAGTCGCGGTAACAGTCGCGCCAACGAAGTTGATGTTCTTCACACCCGTGGAGATTGAGCTACCCTCGTCTTTAATGCCTACCGCTCCGTTGGTCGACATGGTGCTGATAACTTGTATCTTTTGAGCCAAGTCGGGAGATACAACCTCACCCACATTGATCTCTTGCCCAGTAGACAAAGTAATGATCAAGCTGCCATCAAAGTCAATCTTGGCGTCCGTGACAGAAACGCCATCTTGACCATCTACACCATTTATGCCGTTCAGCCCATCAATGCCGCGAGGGCCTGGCAACCCATCACGACCTGGCCTTCCGTCTTTGCCAGCTTTGCCGTCTATGCCGTTGCGCCCGTCTCGACCATCTTTGATGCTGGCGACCCGTTTCTCAATCGCTTTGCCGGTTTCATCGTACCGCGCCCGAATATCGGACTCCATCTTCTTGAGGGCTTGCAGCACCAGATTGACATTGGCCGCAATCTTTTGTTTTTGGACTTCTTTGCTCTCAGCAATCGACTTGTGGATTGACTCAAGCGCCGCTAGCTTGTCATCGTCAGACATTGAATCGAGATCAATCATTTCAATGCTCCCGACAGTTGATCAAGGAACTCGTTCTCGACTGAGCGCAAATTCTCTTGTTTGTTTGCCATCTGCAACTCAACGATCTTGGATTTGTTCTTGATGTCCGCCTCTTTGAGCATCAACTCAGCAATCTTGACCCGTTTGTCAAACTCTTTGGCTTCGTTGTCATCTGGCAGATTTTTTGTCAGCGCCGCCATAGTCTTGGCTTGCGATTCTTGCGGCATAAGCTGCGTTTCAACTGCCAACTTCTGCGCCTCTGCCCGATTTTGCTCTGCTTGCGTAGTCTGCACCGCAATCTGAGCCTGTGCTGCTTGCAGTGCCAACTGTTGCTGGGCTTGCTCCAACTGTTGTGCCTCTGGGTTAGGCTGGCTCATCTGATCGAGTGCCGCAATCATTTCATACCTGTTAGATAGGCTGGAGTTGGCAAAGATGCCTTTCAGAATGATCGGCAACACCGGTGTATTCGGGCCAAGAGTCTGCAATAGACCCACAAACTGCTGCTGCTCGTACTCTCTTGCGATAATTCCAAGCGTAGCCGTCGGTATGAACTTCATGTCCACCGATGGATAGCGCTCTGGGTCGAACTGCATGTACCTGAACGCCGCTTTTTGGATGAACGGGATCAAGAAATCCTCTTGAAAGTTCACCAGTGTGCGTTTGTACTTCTTGATGATCGTAGCCACTGCCATTGACATGCCAGCGCCGTCCCGATTACCTTGGCTGACCATGCCCTGACCATCCATCGTGCCGGTGGCTTGCAAAAGCATCCTCTCAAACTCTTTGGCCGTGTTCAGGTTGTTGAGACTTGTCTCGCCAAATTTAAACGGATAGAGAATTTCAGCAGGGTTGCCGTTGACCAAGAACGCTTTGCCAGGTTTTACCTCAAACTTAGCGCCCCTTGGAAGGCGGGAAGCGTCCAAACCGATCATTGGTGAGGTAGTCAAAGCAAGTGAATCCAGATGGCTACGCACTTGCGCGTCAATCGCCTTCTGCATGTTGTAGGATTTCTCAACCGTCCCTCGACCCAACAGCCGATTCGGAACGGTATCGTCCTGATACGACAGAACTGGCCGGTCTTTCATCATGTACGGGTTTTCTTCTGCTTTTAGCAGCAAACCCTCGTTGGCAATCACGACAATGGCTTCTACCATGTTTGAGTAATCGTCAGCAACCGAGTCTTCGGGAAATAATTCTTCTATTTCCTCGTCCTTTTCGGTCAAGTACTCCCTTGGCACAAGGCCGTAGTACGTCAGCAGCCGCACTTTTCCGTCTCTGTACTGGCTAACCTCTTGAGTTGGCTCAAGATCAGTGTCTTCGTCACCAGTGGTGATGTTTACCTTGCGGTAGATGCCCTTCTCAATCCCCTCAACCACCTTGTGGATGCTGACAAACTTCTCAATCGCCACCCCCATGCAGTCATCAATAGATGTCCCGTTGGGGTCGAACAAGAAATTCTTAGGGTTGACAGGAGTAATCTTTACCGCAATGCGGCTTTTTTCCACCACACCAATGGCAGCTTGACCCATCTGGCCTGGAATCGGCTGGGTGGCTGGTTCAAAGATTTTCTCGGTCTTCACCACGATCTCGCCAATGCCAGTGCCATAGATTTCAGCCATCAACTCGATCTGGTCGATAGCTTTTCTGATTTTGTCTTGCTTAAAGTCTTCCATCAACTGGGCTTTAAGCGCCTCGACATCAAGCGGGTTGCCGTTGACGTCTTTAAGATCGTCCTCAATATCAAAGAACTCGCCCTGACCAAAGATCGCTTCCATGATCTCAGCGTGTCGAGTCTCCACCGCTTGCTGGGTGGCTGGGGTCACAATTCTGCTACGCTCAGACTCTCGCGTTTTGTCCTCCGCAGCCCATTCGCCACGGAAAATGCGCTCGTATTCTAGGTAGTCGGGAAGATAGTTGGTGTCGCGCCAGTCGCGCCAGCGGTCACAGTGGTCAATGACAAAGGAGGTTAGCTCTTTGTCGTTCTCTGTTGGTTCGTCGAACTCATTTTGATCCATGCTAGACCCCGCTTATTACGTCCATCGGCTCCCACGCATCGTCATCGTCTTGCTCAAAGTAGCTTGTCACGGCCAGTTGGTCGATATATGACAGCGCATCCGGCAAGTCATCATGCACACCCTGCGAGGGAAACATCAGAAGCTGGTCAGTAAAGTCTGCCCAGTCTTCTTCGCTGTTCAGGATGACTCGGCCATGCTCGAATCTCCCCTGCAACGACCAGATGATTCTATCTGTTTTCTTGCGATTGCCGTGGGTTAAATCAACAATGTGGCTGTAGACATTGTTTTTTCTCATCAAATCGCTGAGATACGGCAGAACAGCGTTCTTCAGCGCCCCCCTCTCAATGCCGATACTCAAAGGCCGGTATTCCCGCATCGCCATCAGAATCTTGGAGGCTGTCTCACGAATATCCCACCTACCGTGTTCAATAGCCTTGACAAACCACTTGCCATCGTCCGTTACCTTCACAACCGCAATAGCCGACTCATCCAGCCTTTTCTTGGCATTCGCCGCTTGTTTGGCAACTTCCTCAAAGCCAGCCAAGTCAACCGCCACGAAGTAGCTTCCGTGTTCAGGCTCGACCCCGTATTTGATCCACTCCTCTTTGAAGACATCTGCCCCAGCGTTGGAGAAGGATGCCATGTATTCTTGCTTAAACGAGAAGGAGGATAGGGTCTTCTTGGCTGACTCAATCTCCGTCGGGTCGATCAGGGGGTTGTCGGCAGTGGTGAAGTGCCATGACTTCCAGTCCGCGTCCTGCTCATCTTGCCCCAGCTTCCACAGGTCATAGAACCAGTTGCGCCCCTTTGGCGTGCCGATAAACATTGCCCGACCCTTACGGTCTGACAGGGACGCCCTGATAACCTGTTCCCAAGCCTCGGGCTTGATGTCAGCCACCTCGTCCAGAACGGCATAGGTCAAGGAGACTCCACGCAGGGTATCTGGTCTGTCAGCGCCACGGACGTATATACGCGCCCCGTTGATCAGGGTTATGTCTAGGTTATTGACATGACTGGATTGGATGACCTCCCGCCCCAGATCAAGCAGCAAGTCCCAGATGATCTGTCTGGACTGCCCCATTGTTGGGGACACATACAAGACCGCCGAGCCTTGTGGACAGCGCAATCCCTCAATAATGAGCGTAGTGGCGGCCAAACGAGACTTGCCACACCGCCGTCCAGCAGCAATGACTTTAAACCGAGTCGGGTCTGTATAGACCTCTTGTTGCCAAGGTAAGAGAGAGAAGTTGAGATCAGACATCCGTAATATCCTCTACAAGCGGTGCTGGCGCTCCCAGACCCGTGATGTTGATCGTCACTGCGCTGCGCTGAGACTTGTCCTTTTCAAACATGCTGACTGGCAGCGTCCTGTCCATGCACATCTTGAGCGCGGCCATCTGGCCTGGGTGTTCGTCGTTGAGCGCGATCTGGATTACCTTTTCGGCCACGTCCTTGCCGCCAGATCGGATCATCAACTCTTTTAATTCCTTGATGCGCTGGTGATCTGTCTTCGGTAGCGTTGCTGGCGGGTTGTCAGCGTAACGCTGGATTGTCATCTTGATCGGCCGTCCGCGTTTTTTTGGTTCACTCACTTTTATCCTTTCGGGAAGTTGACGCGATTGTAGGTCAAATAGTCATTTTTCTTTTTTCAGAGGGTAGGCGGCTCCCGTAATTTTTTGTCTTAAGCCAGTACCCCTC